TTGTGATTCTTCCATCATTATTATCTTCTAAGTTAATATCTACATACTTTTCCCAAGTATAATTATTTAGCCATGTCTCTAAGTTTTGCATATACCCAAGACTGTCTTTATCTGCTACTAGTTGAATGTGTAAGAGTCTCATAATCTCTCTATGTTTTACCACCTTTTCACCAGTAACCTTGCGGTACCTATTTTTAGCCTTCATGTTAGTATAAGCATCCGGGTCTTTAGCGTGCAGTATACGCCTACCTCTACCCGGAGACTCTACTATTGCAGGATACACTGAAAGTAACTCTTTAAATAAATCATCAAAATCTGTTGCAAATAAATCCATCCACTTATCAGTTAGGTTCCAATCCTCATCTATCCATTCATTTTCTATACAATACTTATAATCAAAACTATCTGCTAACATTTGTGGAAGATCTATTCCCTTATGTTTAGAATGTAAGCATATATATTCATTAGGATTTAAGTCTAACTCTTCTAAGAGTTCTAAATCTATTTCTATTTTCATTCTTCAAATTTTACGTTATTTAAATCTTTAATTGCATTCTTTAGCCATTTCTCTTCTTGACTATCTTTAATATATAATATTATGACTTCACCTGTTTTATCCTCTTGGAATCTAATTAACCTACCAACTCTTTGTATCATAGGTAGAGACTTACTTGTCAGTCCACATACAATACCCATGTTAGCGTCGGGCACATCAAATCCTTGGTTCAAAGCTTTAGTTGAACACAATACATTTATCATACCACTCTTAAAGTTTTCTAAAGCTGAATCTCTCTGCTTCTTAGTCCTCTTTGAATGGTAGGCTTGAGCTAATGGTATTACTGAGTCTGTTAACATATCAGTGAAAGCATTAGCACCTCCAAATGCAAGTATCCTTTTTTCAGGGTTATCTAATACTATAGTTTTAAATGCTTCTATCTTATTTTCTGCAAAGTCTATAATCTGTTTACGTTCTCTTATAGCTCTGTAGAACTGTATGGCAGCTTTCTTCTCTTCAGGACTTGAAGATATATTTTTTAATATATATGTAGCATTTTCCCAAGCGTCAAAGTTACCTAACTGACCTTTCCAATAGACAAATCTATTATTTATCTTTTTGTATTCAGTACGTTCATTATATGTTAACTCTAATGGTCGACATGTAATGTTATAAGGAGATACTAATCCGAGGTCAACACACTCATCTAATGTAATCTCAAATATAATAGGTGCCATCTCTATTAATAAATCCTTATACTCATATTCTTCAGGTAATGTAGCTGTCATGCATAATAACCTTTCAAATACATTATTATCAAAGAATTTACGATATTCTGGAGATAAGCCTAAATGTATCTCATCACATATAACTATATCATAATGTTTACCTACCATTTTATAAGCACTTTGATAGCACATAAACTCTACAGTATCTAACACTCCCTCATATCCCCATTTAATAAACTCTTCTCTAAATTGATCTTTCAATTGTGTAGTAGGCACTAATACTAAAGCGGTAATATATACTATACGCTCTCCGTGTTCGTTATACTCAGTTAGTCTCTTTATAGTCTCACCTACTGCTATGACTCCACACCTAGACTTACCAAAACCTGTACCTGCTATTATACTACCTTCAAATCCATTTACAGCCCAGTTATTAAGGGCCTTTCTTTGTTGTTGATCTCTTAAATCATTTACATCCATTTTAAAAAGTTTTAATTGTGTTATCATATTATAAATTTTAATGTATCCATTAATGTCTCCCTAAGATAAGTCCAAGCTTCTAGTGGTGTTTGAAAGGTTCTTGTTTTTATTTTCTTCCAACCTTTATGTTTACCACGTGTATTTTTCTTATATAGTTTAGCTATAAAATATTGCCCATCTATATCTACAACAGGCCAGTAATTATAACTTAAGATCTCTTCTATATCTTCTTCACTCATACCATATACCTGAGACTTTAACACCGTGAGGAGCTGTACAATATAGTACTCTCTTCTTTTCTACCTTTGCACCCTTATCCTTTTTTTTATACTTTGGATTTGAGCTTCCCAGCTTCTTTTTTTTCATATTCTCTTAAATTATTTATTATTTTATTATTTCTACTACTAGCAGTAATATGCATCCAGAAAGCAAATAGTCCACAAAATATTAATATTATATATTCCATTATTTTTTAATATTTTTATCTATATCTTTTTCTATTTGAGATGAAAAATACATCCCTGTTGCTATCCCAAGAAAATATATTACAAGACATGTTATTAAGTATATTGTTTCCATTATTCTATAAATTTTCTACGTTTATAACCTCCAGTCTCATTCTCTTCAGGGACCTCTTCTAATTGACCCTCTAATTCAATGATTCTTTTATTTAATCTCTCTATATTATTATCTTTCGATTTAACATTTTGATTTAAGGTGTCAATCTCTTCTGAACTAGATTTTAATTGTACACCTCCACGGTTAGTGTCAGATTCTAGCTCATCTATTTCTTCTAGTTGATCTGAAATTTTAGTTAATGCTGCTACTAGATCTTTTTCTCTTTCAATAGCTATCTTTTTATTATTAGATATTCTACCTTCTAGTACTAAGATATGTGCAGCTGCGACTGATAAGTTTTTAGAATCATGCTCTAATTGAGCAGTTTTAGACGTAAGTAACCCGTTAATCCTATCTATATTATCGTCTTTTACCTGAAGTTGTGCTTTAAATGAGTCATCAAGTCTTGTAGGTTTAATTTTATCTTTTTTTGAACGTACAACATTGTATTCTCCAATCAATTCTTTAAGCCTATCATGAGCTATTTCTAGATCTTCTTGTAGCAATGCTAAGTCTATCATATATTTGCGGTGCATGTATAATGCGCCTAATCCTAACCCTGTTACTAAACATGTAAATATCAGTAATAAGGGGTACCACATAGTTGTATATTCCATAATTTATTCTTTTTTATTATTAAATTCTTTTTCTAGTATTTCAAGAAGACGTTTATCCCCATACATTTCTTTAGAGGTTGAATTTTTTACATATTCATCAGGATTAAATATCATCTTAACTTCTGTTAATTTTCCTTGAGTATCTCTACGTATAGTCCAACGTCTTCCCCTAACTGTTTTACTTCTCTTTAATGTATCTCTTAAACTTCCATTCATAATATATATTTTATGCAAATATTTTCTGACCTCTTCCATTTGTTCTGGTCTTTAAATATTTACTAATTCGATTACTTACCTCTTTATAACTGATATTAAATTTTATAGCTATGTCATACATAGGTTCATTTGGATTCTGAAAATACCACCTCACTACAGGATCTTTTGATCTTAATGTAGGTGGTTTAAGCATCATACCATATTTACCTGTACTATAATGTCTGTCTATTATATGCACACTTTTTTCAAACTGCCCACTGTATCTGAAATAGTCATCAAATTCAATGTGGTTTGATTCCCAACGTTCAGCCCATTCCTGGTCACGCTTGCATTCCTCAATGAAATGTCTAACTAGTTCTTTATCCATGTTATTATTATTTAGTCCAACAATTATTTACTGTTACTTCAGCCTTTAATAAGCCATTTGTTACTATCTCTTTAGCTGCGTACTCCATGATTTTCTTCATAATCACTGTCCATTCATCTAAATACTCATTCTTACATATAGTATCTATCTGATCATGTACAGTCATCACTAGCTTTACAGGAGCGTTACTACCAGCTATATGCCCGCGCATTAATATTAAAGCACGTTTAGTCATATCTGCACTAGCACCTTGTATTGGAGTATTCTTACTAGCTCTCTCAATACTACCAAGTTCTAACTTTGATGCTCTACTATCCCATATTTTAGGATACCAGTTAGTAAACCATCTCTTTCTATTATAAGGTGGAAATGTCTTGATATAACCATACCTAACACCATACGCACCTAACTTGTCTAAGAACCCTTTAATAGCGGGAAAAGCTTTAAAATACTTTTTAATAAGAAGTTTAGCTTCATCTATACTTATATTAAGAGTGTCTGATAGTTTGTTTGGGCCCATACCATAAGCAAGACCAAAATTAATAGTCTTAACATTAGTTCTAAGCTTTTTATGATTAGGACAGTTGCACTTTTCCTTTTTCTTAAGGTAAGCACAACTGTCTTCACCACTGCCCATCCATTCTTCACCATATACTAGTTCAGCGCATGTAGAGTGTAAGTCCTGTCCTTCTTCTAAAGCCTTTAACCAAACAGGGTCTTTAGATCCAAAGGCAATTACATTTAACTCTTGACTTGAGTAATCAGCACTTACGTAGCTCCAACCTTCAGGCGCAACAAAGCAGTTCCTATATTTATTGTCAGCAGGTATCTGCTGCATATTAGGCTTACTGCTACTCACTCGACCAGTATCTAGTATTTGATGGAAGTTAGTATGGACTTTATTATCAGCTCCAATGTTTTTTAAAAATGATTGACCATAAGATGTACATAATTTCATAGCTTCTTTGTATTGTATGTATGTATCTATAATCTCATGATTAAATCTATATTTATACATATTTTTACCATTTACATCATCTAGCTCAGGAACAATAGTTTGAAATACTTCAAGCACCTGTTTAGGTGATGTCCACTTTACATCTATTTTTCGTATGTCCTTTAAAGGTGTAAACATGTCCGCTTGTACATATTCTTTAACAAATCTATTAAGCTTATCATCTTCTATTATTAATTGATCTAAATTAATAGCTAATCCATCCGCCTTTAATGTAGACGCGCTCTCTAATGATGTCCATTGAGTTGTATCTAAATCTAAGCCATTATATTCTATGTCTGCAAATGCAAGTACTACATCATTTTCTAAAGCTACTATATTCTCAAGATTGTTAGCTATAGTTTTAGGCATCTGTATATCTCTTAGTTTACATAAATACTCTACATCTTTAGCACCATAAACTATTTGACTCTCTGTATATGGTTGTCCTTCAAGTCTAACAAACTTGTTTCTAACTTCTTTGTTTAGCTCTTCATTAAACTCTCTTTGCACTAAATCTTTTAATCCAAAGCCTATCTTTCTTCCACAATTATTGACTACTTCAGCAAGAAATGTATCGTACACCCCTTGACAAGTAATGCCCGACCACTTCTTGATGAATTTGTAGTCAAATTTAGCATTATGAAAGATCTTTGTTATATTAGTATCTTCTAGAACTGACCTTAATGGTTCTATACTAACATGTCGTGTATCTATTACAAATTGATTATCTCCATCACCTATTTGAAACATTATCATTTTCTTACAAGTAAAGTCTAATCCTTCTGTTTCTGTATCTACACCTAGTACATCTTTAGAGCTGCAGTAGCTTACAACATACTCCATAGTTGCTTCTTCACAACATGGTAATATTGAGTCAGGTCCTACGAAATATATCATTTTATTATTTTTTACGTATCTTGTCTATAACAACACATAATGGAACTAGAATTATTATAATAAGTACTATTATATCTTTTACTTCCTCCATTTAATAGGTAAAAGTAAAGAAAACCGGAGACTCTTTGTCCCCGGTTTCTGTTGCGTTAAACAGTCGTAGTCTATGTAAACCGTTTAAATTCAATCTGTTAGCAGAAGTATATAAAACTTTATTATAATGATATGCAAATATACAAGTATTTTTGATATAACAATACATTATCTAAGATAATTCTAAACTTTTCCTTAAATCATCAAATGTTCCCTTCTTAGGAATAATAATACCAGTAGGTGGAGTCCACCCAACATCCTGGAAGTCATTAACTTCAGTAGTTTTAGTTTTAATACTAAATGAACCTGCTTCTTTATAGTCTGCATCTGCCGCTAACCAAGTATGTTTAGATTTACCTACTACTACAAATGTATTAGCAAATATATATTGTCCCTCATAATACATCTTCTGATTATTTGATGGATTTTTCTTAGCTTGGTCATCCGCATGATCTGCTTGCCATTCATCTTTAGGATAAATAGACTCTCTAACTTGTACTCTTAATACTTTACCTTTATTAAATGATTTAATAAAAGTTGGGTTAAGTATATTTAATGTTAATTCTTCTTTACCTCTTTCATTGGTAAACCATTTATCTCTTTCTGACACTTTAATACCAAAGAATGCTTCTAGTTCTGCATAACCTATTGGCATGTATGCATGTCTAGGCTTAGCATCTTGGTCATTTTCTCTTGTTATTGATTGAAATAATAACTTCAGATCTCTAGACTGTTCAGGATCAGGCCTAACTATTTCTAGCAGTCTAATCTGAACAAGTCCAGCTTCTGAATTGGTTTTAACAATAGCTTGTAATAAACTATTGCCTTTGGATAGTGATCCTTTAAAAGAATCACGCAAGTTTAACATTTTCTTCATAATTATGTATTTGGTTAATTGAATAATACTCTTTCGTGAGCTTATTATCAATTACCTGTATAATCATGTTGATGAATGCTTTCTTACTTCCAGAAGCTGTCGAGACTTCTGACTTACACACATTTAATAACCTAGTTAAGTCTTGTTGAGACCTAGGTTTGTTGATGTCTACACAGACACCTCTTAATTTAATCATCATAGTTTTATTTTTTTAGATGGTTAATACTCTAGTTAATGTGCGTAATACTTGTATTTTTAAATAAAAAGCCTTTTGTCTTCGTGCTTAGGAATACGCTGTTGCAATGCTACGACGACATTACTCTGTTAATGTACAGCCTTTCTTATTTCTTTCCCAGTTCTCTATTAACAAGTGTGGTGCCTGGGTATATCACATTTATCCACTTTGTATCTAAAGACCAGAGCAGTGTGACCTCTTTGGTTATAACTTGTCTAATTGATGTAGTCTTTAGTTTATTATTATAATATAAAGAGCAATAGATAGGCTCACTAAAGTTCTGCTTGCATACCAAACTAAAGTGATTTAGAGTTACAACAATTATCTTTGCGCTAACAATGATTTCTTATCGTAATACTTGTTTCTATTCATAGGATCGCTCCTACCTATCTGTTACTCTACGCTAGTAAAGTATTACTCTTTATAAAGGTTAGACAGTCCTGAACTAAATATTAACCACTTGCGTGATAATAATCCAGCGCCTTTAAATATATCATTTACCCATGTATTACATGTATTGAACGGTGTATATTGTCCATGTGCTTCATGTAATCCACTTGATATATAGTATATGTTACCTTCGTATCTTTTAAAGCTATTACATATTGATTGTTCAATGTAAGTTAACTCTTGTTTAGATACTTTAATTGGTATCCATTCAGATGATAAATCGTGATAAGTATTAACTCTTATAATTGATTCATCATAAAATAAAGCTTTTAAAGCTTTCTTAAATGAAAGATCACCCCAAGTTGGTACATTTGTATAAAACTCTTTACTTCCCCATCCATAAGCTTTATACACTCGTGCCTCATTTTGAAGTATGATGTCAAGATGACTACCATTATCCTTAAGATAAATGGTGTCATAATGAGCATCAAGTGTTCTCTTAACATTTGTTTTCCTAGTCATTAGAATGTATGAGAGCATTCCAATTATTAATATAATTGCAATTACTCTCATTTTTCTAATCTTAGAAATCCAGCAACATTAAATCCAGGAGCTATTGTTTTACCATCTAGTTCCAATCTTGCTTCACAATATTCTCCAACATTCTGAGCTATTGTGTGAACATATCCATCTTCTACTTTAGTGACTATGGCTACATGACCATATTTACCACGCCAAACTATAATATCATGTACTTGTGGCATTTCCATACCATTATCATATTGTGTAAGTTGTCGTGTTTCATTGAACCCTCCGTTTTTAATGTCTTGTTCATGATAACCACTAGCATGTCCCCATCTAGTCATTTCATGATCAAATACATCTTTGTAGTATCTTCTAATGTATTCTACACATTGCCATTTAAATCCATATGAATATCCATCACTAGATATGTGTCTTTCATCTTCACATGAATTAATGTCTCCTGAGTTATAATGAGCAGTAACTCCATTAAATGACCCTATAGTATCACCACATTGTAAAGGCAGACTACATGATGATAATGATATTAGTAGTATTGCTATTGCACTTAGAATACCAATCCACATTAGTATTGCATCATAAGGATAACGTATGTTTCTTTGTATCCAAGTTTTAGGCTTTGTTACATAGTTAGATTTATAAGCAGCGACTTTATGCCCTTTAGAGTTAACCATATATTTTACTGTACCTGTTTGGTACACATCTTCATTTGTTTTCATCTTTGTCAAGGTTTAGCCCAGTAGGCTGATTAATATTTGTTTTATTGATAATAATACTATCTAATGTATACCATCTTACACCATCTTCTTCAATGACATCTGTTCGATAGAATTCTATGATTAATGAATCTCTTTCATAACTATACTCTAAGTATGCTTTCTCTAATTCATAATCTATCTTTGCTTGTCGTGGTGTAATACTGCATGCACATGACATTAATAATGTACTTAGTATCATTAGTGCTGTTATGTAGCATATCCATGTTAATTGTTTCATCTGTCAAGGTATTAAATTGTAATACTACAAAATGTAGTACTACAAGCAGTTTATACACTTGCTTAGGTATTGTAATTATAATGCTAATGGATCTTTAATCTTCATTAGTATGCTAATTGATAAGAATGGTAATATAATTACTATTCCTTTGTACTGACTTGATTTGTCTATTCCAATACCTGGTCCTCCAAAATAAGGGATAAACTCTGTTTTTAATTTAAATTCTTTACTCATTGTCTTTGTTACCAGTGTTATCGAGTTGGCTCTTCTCTGTCAAGGTTATTAATTGTTGTTCTAAATCAGCTATCTTTTCATGTGCTAATTTATTGTAGTTCTTATACTCTATTAGTTGTACATCTCTTTTATCAGAGTCTAATAACTGTTGTTGAAGATCTACTATCTTACCAGTCATAGTTGCAATCTTATTAATTGCTTCTACATACTTATTACGATAATAGTCTTTAGTAAATTTACTTACATACTCTTGTTGCTCTTCCATTGTTGTCAAGGTTTTAAATTAAATAAAGAAAGTCTCTCTTCCTTTATGATTGTGTTATACTTATCTAATGCTCCTGAAATACATAGTGATACATTAAGGGTTAAAAGAGGTGTGAGAGGCCTGGTACACGCTCTCACGACATAGTAAGTGATGTTCATTTAAAAAAAAGGGAGATTTCTCTCCCTTTATATTATGCAAATGACATCTTGTTTCTGTATTGTCCGTTAATTTCCTTAACTGATATTAGTATTTTTGTGCCTTTTACTAATCTACTATCAGTATGATTAACAGCAGTCGTATCAACGATACTACCACATTTGAATTCACAAAGTGTTAATACCTTATCTTCACCTTTTGGATTGGTATAAGATATATTCTCATAATTTCCTGTTAGTGTGCCACTCTTATCAAGTGTATCTAACGGTAATTTAGTTCCACCTCCAAAGGCAGTTGTTCTTCCTTCTTTAATGTAGTTGTCTACTTCTTGTCTAATTACATCAATAGATGTTGGATTAGATAGTACGGATTTCATTGTTCCCATAGTATATATATGTATTTATTCATAAGATATAAAATATATCTTTTCTTGAATATGAAGGGGAGGAGGTCCCAATCACTATTCCCGATAGGGGTTATCTTTGGGGAGGTTCACTCGCTCAACCCTAGGCCAAAAAATTTTTTTCATTTTTATTTGGATATTTAAAATATTTAATATTATCTTTGCACCGCAATATTATTCATCCCACGGTAACCAAAAATGGGAAAAGACATCGGATTGTAGTCTCAAATAGAGATAGAGTTTTCTCCGGTAGTTGCAAAAGAGTTAAGTATAACATCTAGTTGGGGTAGAATACACATAAGTAAGTGTGGTGAACTAACACCGGTCTTATTATCCCTGGGTCCTTTAGGAGCACTGCTAGAAAGAAATCTAAACTTGAAAGAGAAACCAAAGGGGGATAACTATATCCAATTGTGAAAGATTATTATTTAAATAAAGATAAGAAGGTTGTATTTACTAAAGAGTATCATTTGAAAAGGGGATCTTGTTGTAATAATGGGTGCTTAAATTGTCCTTATAAAAAAAAGTCTGGAATAATTAGCAGTGTAATAAAAAAGTTTATATCTTTGTCAAAAAATATATAGACTATGAAATTTAAACCAAATGGAAACTGGATCCTTATCCCAGACCCAACTAAAACTAAAACAGAGTCGGGCATCATTCTAGACGCAGATACCGCTAGAAATCAATCCACTAACGTATTAAAGGTACTCAAAGTTGGACCAGACTGTAAGTTTGTTTCAGAAAACGATACCGTATTAATTGATCCTCGTACAGAAGCAGTTCGTTCTAGTATAGAAGACTGTAATTATTTATTAATACAGGAATTTCAAGTATTAGGTATATTCTAGATGGAAATGACTGGCACAGTAACTATTAGTTTAAGCGATTATGAAAAACTAAAGGAAGAGTATCCTAAAGCAAACATAATACGTAATAACTTACATGCAGCATCTAAAGAGATAGAAGTATTTTTATCTTTTGTATGCACTCGCGCAGACATAGAACCTCTTGTTAATGAATATAATAGGCAAGCGCAGAACTCTACAATAAAAATAATAGAAGGTAAAGCAAAAATTGAATTCAATGAGAAAATTAACGATAAACGCTAGTAGTACAATCAAAGCGTTGCAGATATGGAATGGAATATTTGATCTAACTATGATGGAATTGGAGGTATTATCCTCTTTACTTGACACATCTTTAGATACAGATACTAATTTATGTAGTGCATCTAATAAAAAAAGAGTAGCAAACCTACTTAAAGTAGATGATTATAGAACATTGAATAACTATGTTAAAAGATTAAAAGACAAAGGAGCTATATTGTATGAAAATAAAAAGTATAGAATTAACTCTATACTAGAACTTAAAACAAATAAAGTTGAAATTAATATCAGACGCAACTAATAGATTCATGGTATTGATATACCCCTATGATGAGGTATTATGTTTTGTAGTTTATCAAGCATATGATGGATCTTGTATAAGAATTGATTTAGAAAATATAAAAAATGAAGAAGACAGAAACACCATCTTTCCTGAGAATGATTAAAAACTTTGCTATAGAGTCTGTAGACTTTATAAGAGAAGGGGCACCTGTATGTTCTGAAGAACAATATAAAGAGAGAATAACTTTATGTGTAGAATGCCCGGAGTTCAAACCTGCTACAAAAAGTTGTGGTTTATGTGGATGCCATATGCCAGTAAAAGCTAAATGGAAAACAGCAAGCTGTCCAGCTACTCCTCCTAAATGGGACGCGTTAGTTTTTAATCCTAAAGAAATGGAGATAGCAAAGTTGAAGAATGAGAAAGAAAAAGAAGAATATATGACAGTGAATGCTACAATGTTATCTAGTCTTAAAAGTGTAGGAAAACGTGGTAAGAAATAAAAAGGATTTAATATATTCTTTAGCTAATACATATGAACTTCCTATTGATGTGGTTGAACGAATAGTAACATATCAATTTAAGTTCGTTAGAGAAATAATGACTAAAGGAGAGTTTGAAACTATTAGATTACCATATCTTGGTAAATTCTCAGTAAATAAGAATAGAGTTAAATATATAACAGATTTAAAAAATAAAAATGATTACTAAAGATCTTTTAACAATTGTAGATAATAAAGCCATACCTTCTCCGTATGCTAAAATGATATTAGAGTTTAAAACTCTGACTGATAAGGAGTTAGCGTATGTATTTTTTATGGTAGACTATAGATCTCCTTATTCTGTTTATGAAATAGATCAACGTAAGAAAGAAGTAAGTACTAGTGTCTTTACTAGTAAATGGAAAGAAACTCCTAAAGTAAGGATAGCATGTGATAAATATGAAGAGTTAACAGAGTCTTCAGCGGTAAAATTATTAAAAGCTGCTAGAGATTCTGTAATAAAATTACAAGAGTACTTTAGAGATATAGATTTAACTATATTAGATGATAATGGAAAGCCTATATATCATGCAAAAGATTTAATTAACAATTTAGAAAAGATGGGAAAAGTAGTAGATGGTTTAACAAGGTTGGAGGATATAGTGAAGAAAGAACAGCAAGCAGCTAATAGTAATAGAGGAGGTGTAGAAGTAAATAAATATAGTATGTAATGGAAGAGTATAAACAATATGAAGAAGATTTAGAACTTTATGGAGAGGCAATGGTTAATGCATATTATATAATAACTAAGAAACGAACACTAGATGATATTTATTATGAATTAGAAAAGAAAAAAAGAAATATCTTTCCTTTACCATTTAATCCAGTAGAAGAAGATGGAAGAACTCATGATATGATTGATATAGTTATTGAGTATTTTACATCCACTGAAGAGTATGAGAAATGTGCAGAGCTAATGAAGATTAAGGAATTATGTCAAAAGGATTTAAAGATATAAATAGAATAAGACCAGCCGCTTATTTTTTTGAAAAGCATGGTTATTATACAGACGCATTACCTAATACTAAAGGTTATTATGATTTTTGGGATGAAGAAGCTAAAAGATGTATGTATGGCTACGAAGTAGATGAATTACACATTACAGGATTTCATTATTTTTATTTAAACTATTGTCCTATTGATAGGGCTGTAGATGAAGAATTACCTGATGGTACAATTCAATCGAAACGTGAAAGAACGTTTCCTGCTTTTTATGATGGAGATTGGGAATATTTTCAAGAGATAGATAAAGCTAGATCAGAAAATAGACATATGATTGTGCTTAAAGCTAGGCGTAAAGGATACTCTTATAAGGCAGGATCTATGTTAGCTCGTAATTATTTCTTTGTTAAGAATTCAAAAAACTTTGTATTTGCAGGACAAAAAGAATATTTGATTGGGGATGGGCTTTTATCTAAAGCATGGGAGTTTTTATCATTTATAGATGATAACACAGCGTGGGCTCAACCACGATTAAGAGATAGAGAAATGAGTAAAATGTCTGGTTATAAGAAAAAAGTTAATGGTATTGAGATAGAGATGGGTATGAAATCCCAGATAATGGGGGTATCTTTAAAAGATGCTCCAGACAAGGTGAGGGGAAAGGCGGGTGAATTAGTCTTCTTTGAAGAAGCTGGTTCATTCCCCGGACTCCTTAAAGCTTGGGAAGTAACAATGCCTACTATGAGACAAGGAGCAAAGACATTAGGTATGATGATTGCTTTTGGTACAGGAGGTACAGAAGGTGCTGACTTTGAGGCGATGGAAGAAATATTTTATAATCCCGCAGCATATGATTGTATGGATTATGATAACGAATGGGATGCAGGTGCTTTAGGTACAAGGTGTGGATACTTCATACCTATACAAAGAAACTTAGATGGATTTATAGATGATGACGGTAACTCACAAGCAAACGAAGCAATAGAGTATGAAAAGGAAATGAGGGAGAAGAAAAAAGGTGCAGCTGATGCTAAATCATTAGATCAATATATTGCTGAGCATCCTTTCTCTCCTCAAGAAGCTACTTTACAAATTACATCTAACTTATTTGATGTAGCATCTTTACAAGAACATTATAATTATTTAAAGGTTAGTAACTTAGAAACTAAAGGAACTCCTGGTAGATTATACTATAAAAAAGAAAATGTAGAGTTTAAACCAGATTATGATTTAAGACCAGTACTTAAATACCCTCACAGGAAAGATGATGATAATACAGGATGTGTAGTTATATATGAAACACCTTATAGGAATAAAGATCTCGAAACTCCACATAATTTATATGTAATATGTCATGACCCTTATGGACAAAATCAATCTGCAGATTCTTCTTCTTTAGGGGCGGCGTATGTACTTAAAAGACCTAATAATTTATCACAACCTGATGATATGATTGTAGCATCTTATGTGGGAAGACCTGCAACTCAAGATGATTATAATCGTAATCTATTTATGCTTGCAGATTATTATAATGCTAAAATAGGCTTTGAGAATGACCGTGGAGAAATAATAGCCTATGCAAAAAGATATAGAAAATTACATAAGTTACAAGCAGAATTCGAGATGTTAGACAAGAAAGAGTTACAATCTAGGCGGGTTAGAAGGACGTATGGCATGCATATGACAGAGGCTAGAAAGCAACAAGGTGAGATATATATAAGGGATTGGTTAAATTCTTTGCGAGGAGTAGACGATAATGAAAAAAAATTACTAAATTTGCACAAGATCTATGACCCAGCATTGATACAAGAGTTAACTAAATTTAATCATAAAGGTAACTTTGATAGAGTGATGGCATTAATGATTGGTATGTATCATACTAGAGAATTATACAATGCTGAGGTGACTGACTTATATAAAGATAGATCGTTAGACGAATTTTTTGATAGACAAATATTTTAATTATGGCAATAGACGTAAACAATACACATCATAGTATACCAAAACAGAAAGTACCTAACTCTAAAAAGACAGAGAAGTGGGGAGAAGAATGTGTAAGAGCTTATATTAGTTTATCTGATATTGGAGGATTTGGTTCCCGCAGAGGCGATGTTCAGCAATTATATGATTTCTATAATGGTCATATATTGGAGGATGATTATCATTACGTCTTAAAACCATACGGTAAAGCAAGACGTAACTTCCCTTCTAAAATCAGAAATTATCCTATTATTAAACCTGTCGTAGATCTATTATTAGGAGAAAAATCTAAGAGACCTCTTAACTACACAGTGAGTGTCGCTAATGCGGATACCATTTCCCAAAAAGAAGAACAGAAGAAGCAAAAGATAATGCAGGTTATGCAACAGAGATTTGTTAATCAGTTAAATGGTATGGGACAAGAGACAGGCAGTCCTTCACAAGAAACAGAATTACCTAAGCATGTAGTTGAAATGTTTAATGCAAATTATGTAGATCAAAGAGCAATCATAGGACAAAATAGTATTAGCTATTTGATGTACAAAGAAAATATATATGATAAGTTTCAGAAACTATGGTTTCACTTCTTAGTAGCAGGAGAAGCTTATTCACATAGAGGAGTAAGAAACAATGAACCTTTCTATGATGTTATTAACCCTTTAGATGTAGATTATGATAAAGATCCGGATATAGAGTTAATAGAAGATGGGGATTGGGCATTAGTTAGAAAAGATGCTCACATTAGTACTATATTAGATAATTTTAGAGAATACTTAACAGATGCACAAATAGATCAATTAGAATCTCCAGAAGTATTTGATGATGGATCATTTTTAATACATTCTGTTAATCCAGCAAATGATAGAGTAAGAGGAGGAAGATCTAGATTGATTGAATGCGTAACAGTATATTGGAAGAGTATATCAAGAGTAGGATTTTTATCTTATCCAGATCCTACTACAGGAGATATAGAAACCGTAGAGGTTCCAGATGGTTATAAGTTACCTGCAGAATTAAAAAAAGAAGGGGCTGTTATTGATTGGGGGTGGATACCAGAAGTATGGGAAGGAACAAGGATTGGTGAAAAAATATTTTGTAAAGTAGGAAAATTACGAAATCAAAGAAGATCAATGGATAATCCATCTGTATGTAAGTTACCTGTTAATGGTATTAAATACTCAGAGATTAATTCAGATAACATATCTTTAGTTAAATTAGGATTACCTTATCAAGTTAATTATAATATATACAAATATAGATTAGAAGTAGCTATTGCTAAGTCTAAAGATATTATTGCTCAGTTTGATATTAATATGATCCCTAAGAAATGGGATATGGATAAGTTTATGTATTATATTGATGCTACTGGTATTGCATGGGTAGATTATAATAAAGAAGGTATGGTATTAAATCCACAACATCAAACCGTAATGGATCTATCTATTAGAACTATTGAACAGTATATTGTTTTATTAGATTCTATCTTAGGAGAGTGGGAAAGATTATCAGGAGTTAATAGGCAAAGACAAGGTGCTATTGGACAATATGAAGGTAAGGGAACATCACAACAAGCTATAATGCAGTCATCTCATATTACTGAAGACTACTTTAGAAAAATATCTATGCTTGAGTCAAGTGATTTACAAGCAATGTTAGACTATTCTAAAATAGCATGGGTAGATGGAAAGAAAACTTCTTTTGTACAACCTGATGGAGCAAGAGAATTTTTAACTGTTGATCCATTAAAACATATGGAATCAGAGTATGGTATCTTTGTAACAGACGCTGGAGCAGATATTGAGAAAAAACAAAAGGTAGAAATGCTAGCTCAGTCTATGATTCAAAATGGAGTACCTGCATCTATTGTGGCAGAAGCTATAGATAGCGATAGTTTCACACAAATTAAAGATAAGATTGGTAAAGCTGAACAAATGAGACAACAATTAGAACAAGCTCAACAAGAAGCTCAAAATAATATTGCTCAACAACAAAATGAGATAGCTCAACAAAAAATGGAGTATGATGCGGATCAAAGAGAGAAAGATAGAATGGTTCAAATTGAAGTAGCTATGATTAATGCTGAAGCTAATGATGTAGAAGGAAAAATGAAAATTGCTTTAGAAGCTGCAGAGATACAGCGTAAAACAGCAGCAGATGGAGAGGACTCTAAGGTTAAGAGAGAAAAAATTGCAGCAGATATTCAAATGAATAAAGAAGATAATGCAACTGATATCAAAATAAATAATGACGATAATAAAGTTGAAGAAAAGAAGATTAAAGCAATGGTGAAAGCAAAACAGAATAATGGCGCTAAATAATAATCAGAAATCTAAGATAATACAAATTGCTAAAGAAGGAGGATACAAAGGAGATTATGTAGACTTATTTCAACAAGCAGAGAAGGAAGATGTCTTTGAAGAAAAGGAAGTAAGTGGAGCTCGTAAAGAGGATTTTAAACTCAATACTAATTCTTTACTTGTTGATAAAACTCCTCATACATTTAAAGATATACCTACATTTACTACATCTAGTCATACAATGGAAGCTAATCCTAGAGCTATTGTAAAATTCTTGACGGATGAGAAATACGCACCTCTTCAAAAACCAGGGCAAGGTCCGGGAGATCAAGGACCTCAACAAGCAAAGCAAGGTGGGTTCAGAAAAGAATATCATAATGGAGGGCGTGGCCCAGGCCATCCACATGCTGTGGAGGAATGGCCAGATCCATCACAAGGAAATATAAGTGGTCAATTTGAAAAAATAGCAGCACAAACAAAAAAGACTGATTGGGAGATACAATTAGAACAACAACAAACAAATCGCACAATAAATCAAGCAAACGCTTGGGAAGGAGAAACCCCACAAAAAGGTGAGAATAATATGTTTGGGAATTTGTTTAGTAAGAATCCAATAGACAATTGGCAAGAAAGTGGATTAGACGATTGGAGTCATATGGAAACTTGGGATGAAGCTTATAATGCAGCAAAGAAATGGGCTGTACATATGAGTAATAATAATTATGAATTTACTTGGAATGGACAGCATAAAACTGTTGATTATGCAGGTACTCCTGAACAAGAATTAGGAACCTATGGTATTAAGGATGCTTTAGGGAATATGATCCATGAAACAGATGATGAAACAACAGTAGTAAATAAATGGGCTGGTTTAACATGGAATGGTTTTGAGAATACTAATTATCTACCTGGTCATATAGCGTCATATAATTACCAGAATCCTAGTATCTTTATAGATTGGGCTCATTTTAGAAAAGGAAGTTCTTCAACAACTATTAAAGATGGAAAAACAACAGGATCTCAAACAATGGTTTTTGGTGTTGAGCAAAAACAATATTTAAAAACACATCTTCAATTACAAAAGTTAACTAGTAGAGAATTAAAACAGCAAGGAGTACTTGGGGGAACAATTTATAAAGCCGGAGAAGGTAAGGACATGAAGGGAAAAATTAAAACTTGGCAAGATTTTCATGATGCTATAGAAGCAGGAGATATTGTGGGAAATGAAGCTTATAATTTTTTAACTAATAATTGTGCTGATGTTACAGCAGATGGTTTTGCTTTAGATATGAATGGTAAAAAAGTTTGTAGAGTTTTGGGAATGGTAGATAGTCCAGCTAAAGTTTTAGATGCTATCAAAGCGGGATTCCCAACAATGGATATAACAGGTAGAGATAGCCATGCTTATGATGAATTATATAGAAATGCTAATTATTCTTTAAAAGGAAAAGATTATAATGCAGTATTACAAAATGCATGGGCTTTAGTGAATGGTAATGATAAAGAAAAATCAATAGGATATATACAAGAAGCTTTAGTAGGTCTAGGGTATAAATTACCTAAGTCTACAACTAAGGCAGGAAATATGGATCAACAGTGGGGAGATGAAACTCAAAAGCAATTAGCAAAGTGGGAAAAAGAATCTGGAAATAATGTAAGAGCTAATAAAATGAAACTGCATGAGGGAGGTTTTGGTAAGCCTGGAGATTCAGGATATATTCCACCTGTTGGAACGAATGGTCATACCCATCCACATAAATCTGGAAATACAGAATCTGTGACTACTTCTAAATCTAACTCTTATTCTAATTTACAAAATAGTTTAGCAAAGAAAGGTTACACAGTAAATCAAACTGGTACATTTAATACACAAACTTTAGAAGCAACCTATGACTATGGGAATAACCATTTAACTCATTTACCTGAATGGAACACAGATTGGAAGTGGGATAAGATAGGATGTACAGGACAGTCATGTTCAGAACAAACTACTGATATGCTACAAATGTTATTTCCACAATCATTACAAATTGGTCAAGATGATCCCAATATGCAAGCGGGTGCAGCACATAGTTGGTACAGGCAGGGGTATATGATGGATCATGGAGGGCAAAATATATGGTCCCAACAGGCTATTGGAACTTTTACTGCAGACGGAAAGGAGATTGGAACAACTAATAAATCTGAAAGATTTCCTCCTATGGAAGTCTGGAACACTTTTAATGTAGGAGATGTTGTTCATTTAGGTTCTGGTACAGGAGATATGAGGCATATGGGAGAAAGAGATAGGAAAGGAGGAAAGAAAGCAGGATATGATCAAAGTACAAATACAGGTACTGGACACACAGGATTTATTGTAGGCAGAGATCCTTCTACAGGCGTGCCTTTAATTATGCATGGTGTTAGTGGTAAAATGTATGTAGAAAGAATAGATCAAATAAATTGGGAAGGAGGAGAAGAGAGAGATGATGCTCTAGCATATGACCAACCTAATTATTTTATTCAAGGTGTTACTAGGCCTCCAGGATTAGTTAATTCAGATGAAAAAGCTAACTTTGGTGTAATAGCGGGTTTTGTCCAAGAAAATGTTAAACAAGTAACCTCTTATGATATTAATAGTGAATATTATGAGAATTTAGATAAGGAACAAAAGAAAAGTGCAACGTTCTTTACTGATTATCTCTCAGGAAATATAAATTTCAACAGGGATTATATGCCACGGCAGGAGGACTATGAAGGTGATGCGGAAGGATATAATATAGCGATGGAGAAATATTTAGCCTTTAAGACGGAGAATAATACGTTTGACGAAAATGACCTTGAAGGTACATACGCAAAGTCTAGAGAGAATTCTCCTATTTCAAGAATATCTAGGCTTACTGGATATACTGAAGAAGCAGTTTCTCACGCTGCTTCACTATTATATGGTACATATATGACTGAAACTGGTGATCCAGGAATGTTTGGAAGTGAGCAAAAAGGTATGCTGATGACATGGGTTAAAGATAATGTACCAAAAAGCCTACTTGGCATGGTTTTTGACGAGTCCCAAGTAACTTCTCCTCCTAGTGAAGGAATAATGCGTATAAAAGTTGATTGGCAGGTAGAAAATCAAGACGGAAGTATGACTCAATTAGGTCGTTGGTATGAAAAGTCAGGATTAATTTATAAAGATGAAGAGGGAAACTGGATAAATGGATTAACAGCTGGGGATGATCTTGGTAGTGGAATTTCTGGAAAACGTGGCATGTCTAATTCGATTGATGCAGGTATATTACAATTTTTACATTATCAACAAAAACTAAAAAGAGGTCCTAAATATAATTATGAGGATAATACATATGATGGTGTACCTTTAGACTATGTTGCTGCTTCTATGCATGTTCATCCTGAGAGTGTAAACAAAGAAAAACTCTTTAATTATATGGAAGAGGGGGATAGAAATTATTCTAACAGTGTAATGCTGTACGCCTCTATGTTAACTACAAATACAACTGCAGTAGACTTTGATGATGATCATGAGTATGTTGGAAGCAAAACTACATCTGCTAATGCGGCAGAACAAGGTGCAACATTTATGACTAGTAAAACTAATTCAATATTTAAAGATCAGACAGGAGGTAAAAGTTTCTTCTCTAAAGGCAATTCCGACCAGGCAAAGATACTTAGGGAACTCAACGGAATAGGAGAAGGCGAAAATGTACAAGCTCAAATCATGATAGATAAATTACGCTATGGTATAAAATTAAAAGCTGATAATCCAGGATATGCTGATTCAAAGATTCTTGAATTAGTTGATGAGAAATTCCAAGTTATACAAATACCTCAAGATTATAAAGATGAAAACAATACAGATTATTGGGAAGAGATGGATAATCTAAACATGAGGCTTATAGATAAGGGGTTAAAACCAATTAATGTATTTCACTCCGGTATGAAAATATAATAAAGTGGTATATAATAAAGGCTAAAGTAAAAAAATAAAAAAACATAAATAACTAGAATATTAATCATAAATTTGCATAAAAAATAAATAGATATGGCAGACGAAAATAAGTTAAAATTAGAAGACATCACCTTTGATAATTTCATAGGCGAAGGTCTCACGACAGAACCAGAAGAAAAAACTAAAGGTGAAATCGTAGAACAAGAAGAAAAAGTTACAGATGAAGATATTAGTGAGGCTACCTTAGAACTCGATGAAGATGTAGTAGAAAAAGTTGAGGAGAAGGAAGCAGTAAGTACAAAACGTAAAACACAACCTAAAGTTGAAGAGGAAGAAGTAATAGAGTCCGAGGTTGATGATACTGTAGTAAATGAAGTTCTTTCTCAATTAGGGTATGAATTTCCTGATGATGATTTTGAAGATACATCAGATGGTTTAGTTAAATTAGCTAAAGCTGTTGGATCAAAAATAGCAGAAGACCAATTAGATGGATTATTTCAATCTTATCCTGAAGTTCAAAAACATTTAGATTTTCTCTTAAATGGAGGTAAATCTACAGACTGGATGAAGTCAACTGTACAAATGGATGACTTTGAAAATGTTAAAGTTACTGAAGATGATTTAAGAACTCAGAGAGCTGTGCTTGGTGAGTACTTTAAATTAAAAGGACATGATGCAGAATTTGTAAATGAATTATTAGATGATTATACAGAAACTAATAAATTATATGAAAAAGCTGTTAAAGCAAAAACTGCTTTGAATCAATATTATACAAAAGAAAGAGATAATAGTTTAGAGGTTCAAAAACGTGAGCAAAAAGCTAATCAACAAAAACAAAGAGAGTTCTGGGATGAAATAAATGATACAATTCAGAACTCTAAGGATTTTGCTGGTATTACAGTTCAAGAAAAAGATAAAAGTAAATTCTTTGATTATTTAAGTAAACCTGATGCTGAGGGTGTAACTGAAAGAGAAAAAGCACATAAAGAATCAAGTAAAGATGTTAAGTTGGCTATTGATTACTTAATGTACAAAGGATTTAACTTAAAAGATATTATCGCGGCTAAGGCAAAGACATCAAATGCTACAAGCCTGCGAAAAAAGATTAAGTCAAGTGGTAACGTTAAAGGGACAGCCCATGCTAAAAGAAAGGGTAGTAACTTTGATATTGAATCATTAGATTTAAACCTGAGTAACCTATAAAGCGCGAAAGGAGCAAGGTTACTATAACCCTTTAAATTAAATAAAATGCAAGTATTAAAAACTTATTACAATGATTCACAAATGACGGATACTAATTCGTTAGTGAATGCATTATTGGAAAAGCCGGCAGAGCTGTCTCCAATAATCACACACCTTGCAGGAAGAGAAGATAGAAAATTTCCGTTAACAATGTTAACAGAGGGGGTTGGTAATTCTAAGTCCATCGATAGATGGGAATATGAATACCGAGTTAAATCTCACACTATCAATACTCGTCCTCTAGCTGTTGCAAATGCTGGTTCTAGCCTAGGTTTAGGTGGAGGCACATTTGAATTAACGTTTCCAGATAAATGGTTCGTATTCCCTTATACATTGATTTCACAATCAGGTGTACAAGCAAGAATTATGGCTGAGCCAAGATCATCTGGAAGTAACTATGTTTACACAATGCAATTAATAGATCCTTCATCAACAGCATCGTTACCTGCGGGTGATCATGGTCTTGGAGCTATCTGGGGTCAATTATATGCTAATGTAGGAGTTGATTTCTCTAGAGGAAATGCTTCTAACTGGTCTACTCCAGGTATGGTGAGAAACAAAATCGGTACAATTAGAAAATCTTATCACTTCGCAGGAAATGCTAAGAACTATGTTGCTGAATTTTCTTTACCTACTAAAGGTGGTAAAACTACCAAAATGTGGATGGACTATGAAGAGTATTTACATATGCTTTCTTTCAAGGAAGAGTGTGAATTACTTTACTGGTACGGAGAACAAACTTATGGTAATGATGGAATAGTAAACATGACAGATGAGAATGGGCAACCAGTAATCACAGGTCCTGGATTATTACAACAAATTATCAATAAAGACACTTATTCAACTCTAACTGAAACTAAGTTAACAAATCTTATCGGAGATTTATTCTACGGTATGAGCGATGCTACTAATAAGAGCATTACATTGTTTACTGGTATTGGTGGAGCGCGTGAATTTGACAATGCGTTGAAAAACTATCAAGGTGGTTTTCCATCAGCTGCAAATTGGACGGTTAATGCAGAGAGCAAATTTATTACTGGTTCAGGACGTTCTATGGGAATGACTGGATACTTCACAAGTTATGACCATATTGATGGACATACAGTAAATGTGGTTAAACATCCAATGTTTGATCATGGTCCTGTAGCACAAGCAAGAACTAAACATCCTGTGACTGGCTACTCTATGGAATCATATAGAATGATATTTGTTGACACATCTAATTATGATGGTCAAGGAAACATTCAAATGATTAACAAGAAAGGACGTGAGTACTTAAGATGGGCAGTAGCGGGTTCTGTTGTTCCAACAGGCTTCGGATCAAGTGATCTACGAGCTTCTGACATTGATGGTGCAAGTGTACATATGCTTAAGACAGCAGGTATCGTTCTTAAGAGATTTGATACTTCTATTGATTTAGAGTGTGTGCGCGTATAGTGATTGGCGTTAACTAACGTTTTCGTAGTCTATATATCTAGTTTTTTGTAGGATTGATGGGGGTGTCAAAACCCCCTCCATCCTATTTTACATAAAGAAAGTAAGGCCTAGTATTCTTACAAGCCTGAAAGGAAATTCAACTTAATTTAATAATTTAAAAAGAACATAACAATGGGAAAAAGAAAAATAGTGATTTTGAGAAAAGAACCTGCTGGGTTTTTACCTAAACAGATTAGAGCAGAATCAAGAATGTACATCAGTAGTGTCTACATGAATAGACAACCTTTAAAAGGAGTAACTGCTGAAGAAGAAAAAAAATATTTAAATGGTATTTTGGATGTAGGTCCAGATCATGTAGAGTGGCCAAAGCATGCAAAGAATTATTGGACAAATATGTCAATCATGATCCCATTTGGAGGAGTAGAATTAGATATTTCTACAACGTCAGATGGAGAGCCTGAAAATATTGAAGACTATTTAAGATACAAATGGATATTAAAACATCCGCATGTAGGTTTAAATAAAGATGAGATGACAGGAGATATAAAGAAGAGATTCTTTATCCAAGATCATCAAAGAGAATTAAGATCTGCTAATAATAAGATTCAGCTTTTAAAAGATGCTGACAAAGAATTTATAAAATTATCAGATAATAAATCAGATATGAGAAGGGTGTATCGTTTGATGGCTAATGATGATCCTGATAGATTAACTGATTTAGAAATTGAAAATAGGCTTTATGCTTTAAAAGGAGAAAAAGCTGTTCAGTTTATACGTATTTCACAAGATAAACATTTAAAAATGAAATCTGAAATAGAGGAGATGATAAGTACAGAGATATTAAGAAAGATAGGTAATCAAGTAATATATCAAGACGAGATTCTTGGAGACACATTACAAGATACTGTTATCCATCTTACTGATAAAAAGAATTCAGGAAAATTAACAACTTTAAGAGCTAAACTGAAAGAAACAACTTTATAGTGAATATACAAGATATGCATATTGGGGTACAGCATGGGGTTGACAAAATCAACTCCATGCACTCTGATCTCTTACTTCCAGAGGAGATTGATTTAGAATTGAATAAAAATATATTACGTTTTGTTCATACTAGATTTAATCCTAGAGGTAATAGATATCAGAAGGGGTTTGAAATGTCTCAAAAGCGTATAGATGATTTAAGAAGTTTAGTTGTAGAGGCGAGTGTTCCTTTACTGTATAAAGGACATGTATTTAATAATGCATGGGTAGATGGAGGATTTTTACCAGCAGATTATTTAAATTTAATAAATTTAAAATGTTTAGTACTACAAAATAATTGTAATAAATTCTGTTGGGTTGAAGTTATGAGTCAACAACAACCTCTTACCTTTACTTTAGATACTGACCATTCCAATCATACACTCCCAGCTAACTCTACTGATTATTCTGGAGCATATATTGGATATGAACCTGTAGGAGCAAATTCTGCTCCCGGATTGACTAGTTTATTAACTGCTCAATATGATCCTCTGGCTACACAAACTCAATCAGCTTTTAAAGCTTGGTT